TTGCTGTTTCAGTTACTAGATGGTACATCAGCGGATCCTAATACCGCAAGTAAAACACAATTTAAGATTGATGGTAATGATAGTGGAGCTATTACATTTAATAACGCATACAAGTTTCCAACAAGTGATGGTAGCGCTAATCAAGTATTACAAACAGATGGTTCTGGTACTTTAAGTTTTGCTACTGTGAGTGGTAGCGGCGGAGACACATTTAAAAATATTGCAATGCCAGATGGTTCAACAGTTGTAGCTGCTGATAGTTCAACTGATACATTAACTTTAGCACAATCAGGATTAGCAACTGTTACAGGTGATGCTACAACTGATACTGTAACGATAGGTACAGCTTCATCAGCTGTAATACCGTTTTTAAAATCAGATGGTTCTAGTTCTAATATAGATTTACAAACATCAGGCACAATTGGTGATGTTTTAAGTAACCTACATATACCATTCACATTATCAAATGGAACAGGTGTAACAACATTGGTGGTAGCATAATATGGCAGTTAAAACTCCAGTCAAAGCAACATTTACAGGTTCAGATGTCACAGGTCTTGCCGAATATCAAGCAGCCGATTTTATTGGTGTAGTTGATGGTGGTACAGGTGCAGCCACTCATACAGCCAATGCTATTCTTTTAGGTAATGGCACAAGTGCATTACAATCATCAGCCATTCAAATTTCTGGTACAAGTATTTCAACTTCTGATTCTACACAAATTCAAATCAACGAAGGTTTAGATATTTCAGGTGCATTAACTGTAGGCGGTAATACAACTATTACAGGTGATTTAACTGTTAACGGTACAACAACAACTGTAGATGTTTCTACTATCAATATTACAAATTCATTTACTTTTGAAGGTTCTACTGCTGATGGTAATGAAACAAAATTAACCGTTGTTGACCCCACAGCTGACAGAACAATTACATTACCAAATGCAACAGGCACAGTAGTATTAAAAGACACTACAGATACATTAACAAACAAAACAATTGATGGTGCAACAAATACATTATCAGGCACTTTTTCAGGTATTACAAGTTTAACAGCTACAACTTTATCAGACGGAACATTATCTATTAATAGTGGTTCCATAACAAGCGCTGTCAATGGCACATTTTCTGGTACAGTAAATGCAAGCACAGATGTTCAGGTAGGAGGCATATCAGTTTCTACTAAACCATTTGCTATTGCACAAGCAGTAGCTTTAGGTTAAGGATAAATAATAATATGGCAAACCCAAATACAAGAGAAACATTAAAACAGTATTGCTTACGAAATTTAGGTAAGCCTGTCATTGAAGTTAATGCTAGTGATGAACAACTAGAAGACAGAATTGATGAGGCTTTACAATATTTCGCACAATATCACTATGACGGTATTAGAAGAACATACTTAAAATATAAGTTAACTTCAGCCGATAAAACTCGTCTATCTGCTCTTAATGGTTCTACAGAAACAGCAACAGATACGCCATCAAGTAACACAACAACTTGGTATGAAGATAACAATTATCTTTCAGTACCACAATCAGTAGTTTCAGTTATTAATATTTTTCCTTTTTCAAATAAAGGCAATCTAAACTTATTTGATGTAAGATACCAATTAAGATTAAATGACCTTTATGATTTTTCATCTACAAGTATTATTAACTATGATGTTGTATTAAGACATTTAGACTTTTTAGACCATGTATTAGTTGGTGAAAAACCAATTAGATTTAATCAACATGATAACAGACTATACATTGATATGGACTGGACAAATGATTTAGCAACAGACGAATGGATAGTAATCGAGTGTTATAGAAAATTAGACCCAGAGTCTTATACAGATGTCTATAATGACATTTATTTAAAAAGATATACTACTGCCTTATTTAAAAAACAATGGGGCGCTAACTTATCAAAGTTTAATGGTGTCGCTATGGTTGGCGGTGTTACATTAAATGGTCAACAAATATTTTCTGAAGCTTTGCAAGAAATTGAAAAGTTGGAAACAGAGATTAGAAGTACATTTGAGTTAAATCCAGCAATGATGATAGGATAATGCCATGGCAATTAATCATCACTTTCAAGGTGGAAACGGCATTGGCAATACCAACGAAAAAACTCTTTACGAAGATTTAATTATCGAAGGCCTAAAAATTTATGGCCATGATGTTTATTACTTACCAAGAACACTAGTTAACAGAGATTTAATTTTAGGCGAAGATAGTTTGTCTAAATTTGATGACTCTTATTTAATTGAAATGTATGTTGAAACTACAGAGGGTTTAGCTGGCGAACAAGAATTAATTAATAAGTTTGGTTTAGAAATTAGAGAAGAAACAACTTTCATGTTATCTAAACGAAGATGGAATGATGCTGTTGATAGTTACCATACAATGATTAAAGAAGGCAGACCAAATGAGGGTGATATAATTTATTACCCATTAATGAATAAGTTTTTTGAAATTAGTTTTGTAGAAGACCAAGAGCCATTTTTCCAATTAGGCAATTTACCTGTTTATAAGTTAAGAGCTAGAACATGGGAATACAGTTCAGAAAAATTAGATACTGGCGTTACAGATATTGATAGTGCTGAAGACCAATATAGTTTAGACCAATTAGCACATCAATTTATGTTAGAAGACGGCACAGGTGCATTGCAATTAGAAAATGATAGTGTAAGTGGTGACGCAAATTACTTTATTAATGAAGAATATAATTTGCAAACACAATCAACATATGCACAAAATTTAGATTTAGACGCACAAGCAGGTTTCAATACCGAAGATACTTCGGATGATATACTTGACTTTACAGAAAGAAATCCATTTGGTGAGGTAGACTTTTAATGTTTGGACATTTTTATAACGAAGGTATGAGAAAAATGACCGTAGCATTTGGTCAAGTTTTTAATAACATACAAATTAAAAGAACAGGCTCAGATAGTACAATACAATCTATTAGAGTGCCTTTAGCTTATGCACCAAAAGAAAAGTTTTTAGTTAGACTTGACCAACAACCAAGTTTAGATGAAAGAGAATTTGCAATTACATTACCTAGAATGGGTTTTGAAATTGCAGGTATAGAATATGATGGCAGTAGAAAATTAACAAAAATTCAAAAATTTAAATCTGTCAAATCAGGCACAAACAATGTGATGAATTTTAACTATATGCCTGTACCATATAATATATCTTATAATCTATTTTGTTTTACAGCAACTGCCGAAGGCGGATTACAGATTATAGAACAAATTTTACCATATTTTCAACCAGATTATACTGTGACAATAAATGTTGTACCTGAAATGGGTATAAAAAGAGATGTACCAATTATACTAAATAATATTAATTACGAAGACAGTTATTCTGGTGATTTTACAACAAGAAGAGCAGTTATCTATACATTAAACTTTACAGCAAAGACATATCTGTATGGTCCTGCTTCAACACAAAAAGTTATCAGAGAGACTCAATCAGATTTACATACAGATTTACCAGCGGCCACAAGAGAAGAAAGAATAACGGTTGTACCAAATCCAGTAAGTGCTGACGCTGATGACGACTTTGGTTTTACAACTACCATATCGTTTTTCCAGGATGGTAAAAATTATGATAAAACAAGAGATGAAGATGTATAAATATAAGTAATAAAGAGAGTATAAACCATGACCATTAGTAAAATTAAAAAGAATTCATTAGAAGCCAATATTATTGACGAAGATTTATTGACGGCTGATGTTATTACGCAACAAACAGAATTATCAGAAACAGCTGCTGATGGAGATGTTATTTTAGTATATGACACTTCAGCTGGTGTACTTAAAAAAATTCAAAAAAGTAATTTTACATTACAACCTCCAACCTTTTCTTCCGTATCACCTACAAGTTTAACTTCAGGCGATGGAACAGGAAATTATACAATCGTAATTACAGGTACGAATTTTACAGCTGGTACTACAGCAAAACTCTTAAAATCTGATGGCACTCAAATTAGTTTTACTACAGTAACAAGAGATAGTTCAACACAACTTACTTGCGTTGTTGCAAAATCTAGCGTATCTAACGCAGACGAACCTTTTGGCCTTCAAATAACTGCTGGTAACGGATTAGCTGTAACAACAACAGGCCAAATTAATGTTGATGCACAACCTGTATGGTCAACAGCTTCAGGTTCTATTAATACAACAGCACACGCTGATAGAGGAAGTTTTAGTGCAATTACAGTAGCAGCTGCTGACCCCGAATCTGGTGGTGACATTACATACACTTTAGAATCAGGTTCATTACCAACAGGTTTATCAGGAACATCTACAAGTTCAGGTTATGTTATTTCTGGCACACCTAGTGAAGTTGGTTCTGATACAACATCAACATTCACAATTAGAGCTGCTGATGTTAATTCAAATACAGCAGATAGAGAATTTTCAATTACTATCGAAGCGCCTTTAGTACAAACATTCACATCATCTGGTACTTTTTCAGTACCAAGTGGCGTATCAACAGTTGATGTACTTGTAGTTGCTGGTGGTGGTGGCGGTCCAAGAGGTGGCGGAGGTGCTGGTGGATTAATTTATAGACCAGGTTTTCCTGTAACACCAGGCGGAACAGTTTCAGTCACAGTTGGTGAAGGTGGTGCAAATCATAATAA